AAAGCATTGTTTCAAATTCACGCATTACATTACCCTCACCTGAGTATACGTCATCAAATTTTCTAGATGGTTGAACACAATCAATGTAATCTAAAAGTAATATATCTGGTCTAAAACCTTCAGATATTTTCTTCTCAATATATTTCCTAATAGTTTTAATCGTTGTACCGTCACTTGGGAACCTTTTAAGTTTAAGACTACCACTAGATTTTTCCTCCATTTCTTTTACTTTAGCTATTACTTCCTCTCTATAGATTCCAAGAGTATTTAATTCATAGCCAGTCCAACACGAGTAGTGCTTTCTTTTAATAACTTTTGGTTGGTCTTCAAAGAAGATTTGAAGAACGTTATAACCCTCATTAAACGCACTATTAGCAATTTTAGTAGCTAATGTGGTGTTATGTGTAACAATATAATCATCAGTAACATATAAATGTTCAGGATTATCCACCATAATACATTGGCACTCTTCCTCACCGTAATATGATATATCCGTAATGAATTTATTATCAGAATACTTAGTTCTTGGTGAAAAATTAATTTTTTTCCTTTTTAACCTTATAGGAACAATTCCATTATTAGGGAAACTGAATAGTACCCTATATACCATTGAATATTTAACACCCTTAATTGTACCTATTTTATTACTAATATTAACTCTACCACCTAATGAGCGAATTAATTCACTAACATTATTAGCTAAACGTTCGGATACGGTAGTATATTCTAAATTATAACCATTCACATAACCATCTGTATCTATAAGCCCTTGTAGTAGATTAACTCTGTCTTCAACAGACGTATATAAATAATTTTCAGGGATAAATTTAGTTTTAGAATTAGTACCATATAAACCTAACTTCTGTAAAACAGGTTTAAAACCTAATAAAGATACTTTAATTAAACTTCGCCTTTCAAGTAATAATTCACCATCTTTTTCTACTTCAAAATCCCTAAATTGATTTGCGATTGAAATGTTAGAATATATCTTTGAAACTTCGTTGATAATCTCAGTATCTTTAGTAACAAAATGTGGTTGATTTTTTTCAGTCATACAACCATCACCTAACATAACACCTAACAAATAAGGGTCAATAGCTAATTTTTTAGGATTAAATTCTACAGGTTGAACTATTGGCACCTTATAATTGTGTCTTCTACCACCCCAAACTTTAACTTTACCAATCATATCTTTTGTACACATAGTAACAAATGAATTATCGGGTTCCAATATAACTTTTTTACCATTTTTCTTAGTTGACCGATTTCGTTGGTTTATTGTATTGACAGACCATAAATGTTCTTCATCACATAATGTACTAGTACCATCACTAAAGGTAACTTTATATGTCGGTCTAAGACCTTGGGGATACACACCAATAACTTTGGTTGCTTTACCGTCTCGACTTATAACCTCGTCACCAATATTAACTTCACCCATTGTAACCCAACCATTGGGTGTTAATATTTTAGATGTTAATGGTTGTGCTTTGCCAATCCCGAACGGAGCGACAACAACACCCAATTCAGTCTTAGATAACCCACCATTCATAACCTCATCCAATTTAGCTATACCAGTTGGTATTGGATTACGGTAATCGTCAGCCAACACTTCATTTATATCCTCAAATAAGGTGGTATCATCATCTTTAGCATAACCAACATCCAAAGCTGTTTTTACAAATTCACTAGCCGAATCAAAGTTCTCAGCTTTACCAGTATCAATAAGTTTCTGTATCTTTTTAACAGCTTTACTTAACTCTTGTTGTTTACAGAATTTAATAGCTTCTTCTTGAATTAGTTTAGGTGTTTTTACTGTTAGATTCTTAATAATATCTAATCTTTCTAAAGTAAAATTACGTAAAATGCTATCACTAATCTGTTTAATATTAAGTTCTAGCGTTGGGTAATCAGGTATTGAACCATAATTATCTTTTATATTTTTAACTGCAACCATTATGTTTTTTAGGTCGGCAGTTTGGAAATAATTAGGGTCAATTGCATCAATCACACTTTCACCAAATTTAGTGTCTACAATTATTTGGTTTAACAACCTATTTTGGTAGTCGACACCAAGAAAACCAAAATCATTTTTTTCATTTTTACTCATATTAAAACTTTAAATTGTTGCTTTTATAAATACCTAAAAGTGGTACACTAATTAACTTAATTTTCAATTTTTTTTATGAGTTACTCATGTGCATCCTGATTGTTCTGATTATGTCTGGTATAATTTCTCTTATGTTGATTTCATAACGAACTTTAGGTGGGAAAAAGTTTCCACTGAAAGCACTTTCACCTATTAATCTTTCCTCATTTCTTCTAGAATCGAAGAAAGTTACTTTGAACCCTATAATGTCTTCATTTTCAAAAACATCACGTCTATCAATCATTTCTTCGGTTTGTTTATAGTGTGGATTATATGTTCTCCAAAGAAAATCAATACTGTTTTCTTTAAGGAATGAAGGTATAATACCCATACTACCAAAACGGTCATTATTCATACCAGTTAATTCATCCATCATTGGTTTAACTTCTTTGAAGTTATCAAAGTTAATGTCTCTAACTGAAAAAAATCTCTTACAAAGAATGTTTCCGTTAATTGTTAGAGTGAATTCAAAATTCTGATGTGGTTTTCTCTCGTAATTGTGATTTGACATTTTTTTTAATTTTTAATTTTTGTTATAATCTCTATCTATTAATTTTTTAAATGGTAGGAAATAATCGGACATATAATATTCTTTAATTAAATCGTCCAGACTATCACGTTTAACCATTTTATATACATTCATAATGCTTCTATCATCACTTAAAGGTGTTTCAATGACATCATAGAAATGTTTTATCGCCTTTTCGGTCATTTTCGGTTTTTTCAAGTTAACTAATTCATCGTTTATTTCATATAGTTTTGAACCTTGAATACCATCAGTAACCGAATTTAAGATATTATCCAATGCTTTAAGTGGCTTCTTTTTATTTAAAGCTCGGTCTTCTTGAATTTTTTGTGCATCAATTAATATTTCTTCTAATTTTACTTCTCTTTCTGTTATCTGAGGAAAATGTTTAATAAGTGTATTTTCTTTTACACCTTTTATACCTTTTATACTATCTGAGTTATCACCAGTAATAGTTTTAATTAACGCAATATTGGTATAGTGATGTGAAAAATATTCCTTATAGTTACTTTTCGTTAGATATATTTTCTTATCGCAAAGATATATTTTTATATTGTCATTTACAAGTTGACAAATATCTCTGTCACTAGTACAGATAGTAATATCTTCGTTATCAGTTTTGTTATTACAATAGAAAGCTATATAATCATCAGCCTCAACAACATCATCTTCTATTTGACGTATTGATAAATGGTATAGATATTCCTTGACCATATACTGTTGTAGCTTTTCATCCATGTCATCTGGTTTAGTACCAGTTTCATAGTTTTTGCCACGGTCAGACTTATAGTCTTTATATATTGTATATCTTAGTTTACCACTGAATTCACCATCCCAGAAGACGTATACTCTATGATATACGTCTTCGGATAGTAATTTCTTTAGAATAGTTATGAATTGATATATACCACCGATATGTTGACCCTCTTTATTATAGGCATCATGACTTCCATGGTAACCTCTTTTGAATAATGCATTACCATCAATCAAAAGTGTGTTTATTCTATCAATACGTTTACCTTTTTTGGGAGGTAATTTAGGCATTTACATTATTTAAATGGTTAAACATTCAATTACTAATTCGATACAGACTTAATTAAATCTTCGTCTGAAAAATTTTGTTCCTCTTTAACAATGTCAAAATCATCATAAGGAACATTTAATCTATTTAAGATAAAATCACGATGTTCTTTCTTATAATCATTGATTTTATCAGGGTTCCAATAACCATGTGGTGTTGAAGCTAATTTACCTTGTTCTTCAATACCATTAACTTGGTTCTTTTCACATCTAACTTTGGTTTCAATACCAAATTGGTAAGTTTCACCACCAGATGTGGCTTTTAATTTTGATGTTGAATGTGATAATATCCCACCAAAATGCACAATCACTCTAGGTGAATAGAAAAACGCTTCACCACCCTTGTGTTTAACAACTTTATTTTCGTTATCCAACCAGATTTTTTGAACAACCGCAAAGGTGTTTGTATAAGGTTTACCTTCTTTTTTTGAAGCTGGAATTCTATAGTTAATTAGCGATTTAAAAGCTGATTCCATTGCACCAGCATTCCATTGATTATTGTTATTTTTAGATGTTGCTGAACGGAAACCGTTAATTGAACCAACAGAATCCCAAAGAAAACATAGATTTCTAGGTAAATCACCAGCTTCCTGTGCATCTAATAAATCATGCATTAATTTGGCAACATCTTCGATTACTGGTTCAAATCTTAAAGGTTTTGTGCCTTCTTTACCTGAAGAATGGTCAAAATATTGATATCTTTTTAGTAAGTCTTCACCACTGATGAAAATAAAGTCACCCTCGTAGTCATATATTTCACCTGTTGATTCATCAACTAATTCTGTAAATTGTACCCCAATGTTTTTAGCATGTTCCCAATTCCAGTTACCTTCAGTTTCAATAATAACTGGTAAGTCACCAATTTTTTGTGCCCCAGCAACAGCTTCATAAATGGCTGTTGATTTACCAGTGTTACTATAACCTCTAAATGAGGTCAGATAACCTCTGGCCAAACCTGGCATTTTTAAAGCATCATAATAAGCTTGTGACATCGGTATCCAAGTCAATTCTTTTTCTTTAACAGTTACATCATAACCGTTACTTTTCTTAAAAGAATCTAAATCAAATTTTTTATTTGCTGTATTCGTTTCAGTCGTTTTTTTAGGTGCTTTTTTTGGCATTTTATTTTTTATTTAATCTACAATGTTATCTTTTTTTCTTTAGGGTAAAAAATAAGTGGAAATTAATTTCCACTTATTTTTAATACCTAATTTAATGATTAGAATGGTAAATCATCTTCATCATCGTCACCACCAACAGTTGCTGGTGTTGAAACAGCGGTGTCATCGGTTGTCAAGTTTGAAGTTGATGAACCCATTGTCAATTCACTTTCCAAATCATCTTTAGATGTATCGGTTTGTGAATCGTTATCATCAGACAATGTGTCTTTATCAACCCAACACTCTTTAGTTTTATCCCAAGCTGGAATACCACCACGAACAACGATTTCCAAATAATCATAGGATTTAACGGAATATACATCTCGCCATGTTCTAGTATCACCTAACCATGCCTTAGCTTTTGATTCATCTTCTGACAATG